TTACTCACATTGAATTGATATTGACGAAATAACATTTTGATTGTTAATAGTTTCATCATTTTGATTTGCAATAATATTTAAAACAGATTTAGCCCATTCAGGAATATCTGGATTTAAACTGTAATACACCCATTGCCCTTTTCTTTCGTCTAGCAATATGGAAAGGTTTCTTAATAGTGCCAAGTGTCGAGAAATTTTAGGTTGATTCAGTTCAAGTTGTTCTGTGAGCTCACAGACACAAATACTGTTTTTAGCAAGAACCAACCTCAAGATATCCAAACGAGTTTGATCTGAAAGACATTTGAAGAAATCAGTTTGATCCATTTTCTAGCTCAACTTAGTATTATTATTTAAATATACGCATATCCGCATATACATACAAGAAGTTTATATTGATAATTGTTTTTTTATAAAAAATGCCAATCCCTTAAAATTGGCATTTTTCATGGTATACATATTTATCAATAACTTAATTTATCGGTAGTTCGCCCAAAACTCAGCTGCAGATCTTCGTACCAAAAAATTTATTTGGAAGATAATGCCAATCAAACAATGAAATCAAAGTGCTCGAACGCATATCCCAACTTGAATATTATTGTTGATCGTATGCGCCGTACAACCTGGCAAAATTATCAATACCGCAAGACTCAGTGCAATGGATACTGGTGAACATCTGCAATGATCGTGCATCACTTCCCCAGCATATTTTTCATCGTATTTAACTTTGCCTTTCGATCATCTAACCCATTGTAACCACCATTGATACGGCGTGTAATGAGATTGATATCGTCTTTATCGGCCAGCTCATTTAATCCATTATCGAACCAGTACTTACATGCCACCAGCATCCCGATACTCGGTAAAGCCACAATCTCTGGATTATTCTCAAAGTCTATTCCAAGAGCACGGCCATATTTACGGTAATTTGCACGACCTGTTAACTGGATCGGTCCACGACCTTTGTATCGAGTACCATCCCCTTTTTCAGTATTACCCAGATCCTTACGTCCTTCGTATGCTCTGCCACTGGCGATTTCCTCCATATAGCGGAAATTACCCGATTCATGAGCCAACTGAGCTATGAAGTGCGCCAGACGTAGATCATTATCTAAAATATGATATGTAGGCATGTGTACATTCGCTGCAAGTGCAAGCTCTTCAGCACGTGCATGTGATGCACCTAGTTTCTTGAATAAAGCTGTTAAAGTTCCACGGCCAGCAATACCATCATCATTAACACCTAATGCTTTCTGTAAATTTTGAATACTCATCACTTTTCCTCATGCATAAAAAAACCGCCCGAAGGCGGTCACGATTGTTTAAAAACTTAACTACTGATTTGGACTGTCTTTATCTTTCTTCTTTTCCTGCTCTGAACTACCGAAATAGAAACCACAGGCTGTAGTCATTGCTCCAGCAATGAAACCTAAGGCGGTATTAATCAGGTTGCTATTTTCCCGTGGCATATCCACAAAAAATAATGCAATCACCAGAACGAACATCAGCCCAACCAATGCAAAGGCTAGATAAGCCCGAGTCTGTTCACTTGTCATCACAATCCCCCTTTAAACGTTCTTTAGTCTGCTCATATTGCTTCTTACGCAATTCATGGATCTCCTGAGCCCGCTTGTCATCTCGCCGTTTAAAATACAGTGTGGTAAAAAAAGTAATTACACCGATAAAGACTGAGGCCCATACCGCCCAATCAATGCTTGCTGCATACGCTGCCACTGATAACCCCGCTGATGTATATGAAACCTTGGATGCTGTTGCTGCGATTGTGTTTGTAGCAGCTTCAACCGCGCTTGCTGCCTGTTCTTGCATTTCCTGTCTCCAATAGACAATAAAAAAGCACCCGTTTGGGTGCTTATAAAAGATTTAAGACTGTTAAAGCGTTTGTAGGATTTGTCCTCCATTGATTATCTGTAAGGTCAATAGCGGTGCACCAATAATTGCTGCTCCACCGGGTCCTGCCAGCCCTTCAAGTGTTCCGTGATAACTCCAGTTCCACGTACCAACATTAGCTGAATTGGTACCACGCTGGCCCCACCCCCCACCATTACCAGATACGGGTGATGAATAATCACTATCCAGTTTTTGATAACCTTTTCCTGGTGTATCAAAGGTGGCATCAGTCACCTTCTCAACAATATAATTATTGTCAAAGAATGCCCTGAATCTCGGTACCTCTTGTGCAATAGGTACATTGGTTAGAACCCTTCCATACGGGGCACCACCACCGCCTGGTACACCCATAAGCCCGTAGCCATATTGGTTGCTCACACCACTTGGCGTAGCTCCACCACCAGAACCACCACGGGCCACGATGCCGCCATCAATGATTAGATTCACTTTAGAATGACGAACAAGTAAGCCCGGTGCACCTGCATACCCATCGCGCCGTGATTTTGTATAAGCATCATCAGCAGTGTTTGATGTGCCACTGCGATAAGCAGCATGAGCTGCCCCACCGTCACCACCTCGACCAACGATCGTGCCTTTAATGATCAGGTTTACCAGCAGATCTGGCGGGAAATCACCAGTATCGATAGCTGGTACTTCCTTCATCGCAGGAACGGTATAGACAGATTTAGGCATATCAGGTCGGTGTTGATAAATGAGTTTAAGCTCATCCCGATACGCACTCGAACTTAAAATAAGAATGCCTGGCTCAACAATAAAAGTGATTTCCCCAGTCTTTGGTAAATCACCCCGTTGCATCTGATATAGACGAGCCAGATTAATATCAAGCTGGTCATAACGAATGTAAAGAGGCGTGTCATCCACTGGTGAGTCAGTAAAGTCCTTGTCGTTCATGTAATACCGATCATCGTAGTTGATGGCGGTGATTTTATTGCTCGTCTTGCCCACTGGTTCCTTTTTTGCCACCAGATAAGGCAACGAGCCTTTAGTATCATCGCTCACCACGATATACGTCGTGTTCATGTAATCCTCTGGATCTAACTTAAGCGGACTATTCGGCAAGCGTCCTAACACGACTTTGTTTGAAGACGAACCTGCAGTCACCGGAATCAGATCCACGCTGCCATCACTCATCTGCAGATAAATCACATAGCTTTTGCCTGCAATAAACTCCACATCATGACTTAAGGTCAGGATCAGACCTTCTTGCTGCAGCACATCACCGCTGCGGTGAACACCATTGCGATAGTCCGCCACTGCAATCCGGTCACGTAGTACCAGCAACTCTGACTCGGATGCTGCATCGAAAGTAATCGATCGACGCTGGAAGCGCATCTTGTTCCAGAGCCGGTACGCATTAAAGTGTGCTTGCCACTTGTTACGTACACCGACCGATTTCACCACTTTAGGATTCTTGGCGCTCTTGTCTGGCAGATAGATATTGATACGGCTATCGTCAACAGGATCCGTGTATTCATAAATCAGGCCATCATAGTCATCCATCACACCAAAGCTCAGATCCCTTTGATAGGTATCTGGATAAATATTCCTGAAGTTAAACAACAATACCGAGTTATCCGTAGGCCTTTCAAAATACAGCTTGAGCTTGTTGTTCTGGCGATATGACGTACAAAATACAGCATCACAAAGATTAATCACCAGTTCTTCAAATGATAAGTTTGAATCATCAATGGTTGTGCAGAACTCTGCAGCCAGCGGCGTACCAAAATAATCCACGATCTCATGATAAGTACGATAGATGTTTTCCAGATCGATCTCATCAATAGTACGGCGACCGATCTTTTCATCCAGTGCCATTGCAACCAGCGCATCAGCAAAGCTCGATGTCGGGTACAACTCTGTGGTCATCGCGCCATTTTTATAAGTCGGCAACATCCGCTGCAGATCAAAATTGATCTTGCGTGTCTTGACTGATAGAGCGCCTGTGGTCGCATAGGTTCTGGCACGGAAAACAGTTTCGCTGTGATATTTGGTGCTCTGTAGCGGGAAAGCCCCGTAAAGTGCCTGCCACTTCACTTCATCAACAACACTTGGTGCATTGATTGCGCCGGTTACACGACGTGCACGGACACTGCAACGGCCCTGAAATGTGGTCATATCCAGCGTGACACCCACAGTTTGGCGTGACTTAGAGGATCCTTTCATGGTAATGCGCTGGAACATTGGATTACCCAATGGCTCACCATTCACATTGATCGGTGTCACTTCCACTTCAAGCTCAACATCCAATGCACCTTGAATGTTGCCGTTGAAAATAGCGTAGAGACCATTGGTCGCTACAAAGTTACAGAGCACACGGCTACGTTCAACATTGTCCAGAACAAAAGGCCCGATCCATTTCTCGCCTATCGATGCAAGTCGTGGTGATAGCTCAGCTGTTTTCTGGGTTTCCAGCTCTTTCAGGATCCACCAGCCTGGATTGACTGCGGCTGGATTGGATAAGGTCATCCGGTCATTTGCAACAGACAAAACACTGTAGACCCCATCCAGATGATAAAACTGGTTATTGAACCAGAAACCGCTATTGGTGATTTCTACCCGATCATTACTGACAAACTTGGTGGTTAAATCCGTAAGATTAGATGCAGATCTTAAAATTTCATTCGGATAACCAAATCTTAAATGGTTGGTACCTTCCAGTACCTGAGTATCTGCAGAGCGCAGGATCTGGCCGTTGACCGAGTTTTGTTGCTGCACGGACAAAGGAAGTGTCGTAATCTCACTGCCTAAAAAGAAATAAGGATTGCCTGTAACAATATCGACATCAGGGCTATACACCTCAATCGATGCACCGGCAATATCAACAATATTGGTTTCACCGTCATATGCGCCATTGATGTGATAGTGGCCACGGCCAATACAGCCGACAATATGCTCAACCTCAACATTGTTCTCGTACACCTTGTAAGGCACAGCCACCAGATCAGGTGTATCGTTTGCAGCGCCGAATAGATCCACAACACGGCCATTGACTCGCATCTTGTTCTCACGGCTTGAAAGCTCGTTATTTGCTGATGAGGACTGGTTGTTATTCTGAGTGGTCTGTGCGATCGACGGCGTTGGCATCAGCAATGCAACGGCAAGGCCAACGACTAATGAAACAACTGCAGCAACCAATGCGGGGATCCCTTTCGGATTCTCGATCACAATGAATGTGCCAGGAAGAAAATCGAGCTGCTTCAAGTCATGGGCATTTTTCGGTGTGACCTCATTGGCCATTGAAATTTCAGCATGCTCCATATCACTCGGATTGTGGAAAATACGCAGGTGCTCAGGCATATGCTCATACTTTGCGGTGAGCCATTGCCCTAAGGTTGCAGCGCGTTCAACCACCTTCTTTTCAGATAAAGGATCCTGTTTATAAATAATCTTAATCATAGTAACTGACCCGATTAAACCCCATTGCCATAACAACTTGTTCAGATAAATAAGACACTCCGCTTTCCATCAGGTGCAAAACCTTACCCCCACGAAAAAGCCCCACATGCGGGGGCTTATTTTTCAGTCTGGGGTGGAAGGCGACTATGCAGCCCTCCTTGGGCATGGGCAGCGGATTAAGCAACTTCAATCGTGAGGGTAAAAAAGTGATTTCACCCTTAGGTTGCATGAACAGTTCTAGTGCTTCACCACGGTCGATGCCGTACAGATCCAATGCTGCTTCATGGGCAAAGTGGACACAGTTATAACGTTCCTGATCGTATTGCCGATCAAGTAAATGATCATGACCTTTCATAATGCCCCCTTGAGACCCGTGAAGCGATCCAGTGAGAAGATGTCGCCAGTCTTGGCAGTATTCAGTCGCGGTGATTCAGCTTTGAATGTGACTGCCTTATGATCCATGGCCACGCCTGAGAGTTGCAAGCCAAGCAGGAAGTACATCGGTGTATTGAGATTATCTGAGCTATAAAGCCGGTAATTTACTGTTGGCTTAATATCCGGATACTGCCCCTCCATCACTCGCTCAAACTCATCCGGCAGCACATCACCCAAGCCTGATATTGAAATCGTTAAGGACTGGTCCAGATCGCCCAGCATGCCCGAACGCTGAATCTCGGCAGGCAGATATTCATAGAACAGCTGGCTGTCATTCTCCTTGTGCCGGACATAAACACCCTGATCATCATTACGGACCACCCGATAGGTATTGATGAAAGACGGATGTGTCAGCTCGATACACTCCAGCTGATAAATGTCGACCGTGCGATTGAGAAAGAACTTTGCATATTCCTGATCCATCACACCACCCAATCATTGATAAGCGCCTGATCAGCAGCCAAGTCCTTCTGATTCTGTACGACCTCAAGCTGAGCATTTACCCGGTATAGATTGCCGTTAACTTCATTGGTTTTGAAAGTGCCTGGCATGAAGTTACACAGGTATTGCTGACGTGTGCCTTGGTCAATCACCAGATCCACATAGAATGATGCAGGCTGACTTTGGTAAACTCGCCAGAAAGCCATCATCTTATTGAAGTCGGCTTTGCTTAAGCTCCAGTTCACATCGACAATGTGGCTATTACGCTTTACATCAATGTAGTAGCGGCCACGGCCACCATCAAACTGCTGGCGTTTCACATCATCACCTGGTGTCACGCCATAGCCACTCGTTTGAGGATTAAGTTTTAACTTGTACATAACTTTCCTTCAGGCAATAAAAAAGCGCCTAACGGCGCTTTAAATTAAAGTTTTTGAATTCTGACTATATCAATTAAATGATCTCCAGTTGTGGACTCAGAATGTTCATCTACAATTCTAATTTCTCCGTTGTTCTGAAGAATTTTAATTAGATGAATTACACTCTGCATTTCATTTAAATCAAAATCATTGCCAATCCACATTTCCTTTCCAGAATCCAGATTTTTAATTTCTTCTTCCAATATGGCTAATTTGCTCATAAAAGCTCCCACAAGGTTAATTCACCCATTTCGGCAAACATTTATATTTCTTTAAATGCTTTTCCTCATAAAGAGAAACAACATCAAAATATCCCCATACGGCAATTACTATAGGAACAATGCCTTGCCCCCAAATAATTAACTTTACATTTTGCTGGATGATCTCTTGAAAGACATACATCCCCATAATGTTGAACTTATAAAGAAGAACTACAAATGGCTGATATAGTATCGCCGCCATTACTATCAAAAAAACGAAGAATATAGAACGCCATTTAAGGACTGGAAACTCGCTAAATGCATAAGCAACCCGGCCTAATCGCCCCTCAAACCAATCAAACATAAACCCCTCTTTTTAATATGTTTAAACCTAAAGATTAACAAATAATCAGCATAACTTAATACCGAATATAATTTAGACGACAATAGATGTCGTTTAAATCAATCACTTTTTCCTTAAGAAAAAGAAAACCACCTATCAAGGTGGTTTTCTAAAAAATACATCTAGCTCTAAGAGGGATTCTCACAAGGAGGCTTAAATCACACCTCTAAAAACTTCTTAAATGCTGACTGCATCTCTTTAATAAATTGATTCGTATCTAAAAAGTAGTTTGGATAAGCTTTTTTAATTGCCTTTAAGTCACCAACAGATACTAAAACCACATCCACATCAGGATCACTTTTAACGCTAGCTTCTAATGAAGCATAAAAAGTTTTAGCTAAATCCTCTTGATTTTTAGAAAAAGGCATTACATCTACTTTCCATGCATCCTCATCTCTATACAATCTCAAAATATGATATGCATAACGACTATTAGAAGTAGATTCAATGTGTTTTGCGGTAATCGCAATACCTTTGAGTTTCTTAAAAATTTGCAGTCTTTCCTCAATTTCTTTTGCTTGTAGAGCAATCTCATGAGGGCTAAGTTCAGAAAACTCAGTTAACATAGGAGTTTGCTCTTTTATTGAAAAAAGCGCACTACTCAGTTTAAAGAATTTCTTATGATCATCAGATCCAAAGCCCGACTTAATTGACGCCTTTTCAATGATTCCAAGCGTTTCCACAGCTGTTGCCCAAGAATGCTGAAGCTTGGTTCGTATTTGCAATTCAATACTCAATCCATCTAATTCAGCATGATCTCTACTTTTATAGATGAATATTTGATGAAGACTACGATAGCCATCTTTTTTGGGGTTGTGAATATAATCATCACAAGGAAGTTTGGGTTCATGGCTGAACCTTTTATTTACATGAATTAAATCAGCATGTAAACGATAGACATCTTGGATGCTTGGCAAAATTACCCGCAATCCTCCAATATCTTGCATACGCGCTAAATTCATCCCTGGATGCCGTTTCAATTTAGAAACAATAGAAGGCAAACGCTTAAGACGCTGCGCAACGGTAAAATCCTTAAATTTTAATTCAACACATCTTCTTTTCAAAGTTTTTTGAAAAGTGTCAATAGGGTAAGTATGTAAAGATCGCCATGCAGTTAAAACTTTAAAGGCTTCTATTTTCTGAGTTTCACTTGCCTCAGAGCTGATTAAAGTGTTACCTGCTCTTCTTAATACATTTGTACCCGGTACAACTATTTTTTCTGAGCCACTCATAACCAATACCTAGTATTTGTTTAAAAACAATTTTAACATATTTTTTAATTTGGTGTTTTAAATTTCTAATAAATTAATGTTTTTAAATATTAATTTCAAGTCAAAACCAGCTTTAAATGAAAATTAAAAATAATTTCTACTCCAAAAATTGTAAAAGAAAAGGCCACCTCGAAAGGTGGCTTTTGTTGATTAACGATTACGGCGTGCAGTCGTGTTGGTTGAAATGGCTCGGCTAATTGGTGAGTTAGGTTCCTTGATTTGATCACTGACAATCTTCGGCACCTCACGTGGAAGCTCCTTTTTCAACTCATCTTTAACAATAAGCCGGACAGTACTTTCATCCAGTTGCTCTGCTTCGACCGTTGTCCCTTTCACCTGGTTCACGACTTCAATTTTAAAGTTGATCGTAGGTGCTAATGGTTGAACTGAAGCTATCGCCTCAGCCTGTGGCCGTGCAGATCTGCCTAGAGTGAAATCATAGACATCCTCAAGATTTGAGCGATCCTGAACCAGACCATTTGGTGAGAAATACACTTTGCCATCATGATACAGATCCGAACCGGTAGAGATCTTTGGAGTATCTGTAGTCTGATTCGCCTTATAGATAATCTGGCCATCTCCGGATTGATTGAAGATGTTTGATTTCTTCTGGCTTTCCATAAAGGCATTTGAGCTCATCAGTGCACGGCGCATAATATTTTCAGCCGAGTTGTTTTTGAGGAATGCTTCAGGGTTCGCACTCTTACGCATACTCTCAACTAAATTGACACCACCCCAGCGTTTAATATCATCCTGTGACCATACGATCTCGCCTTTATGAACAGATCCGGCAACCTCGTATTTACCACCTTTACCCGTATAACCACCCTCAGCAAAGCCTTGGTCCTTAATTGCACGGATATTGCTGATAATGCTGGCACCTTGAGCAATCGCCCCTGCAATTAATGGCAAGTTTTGAGGAAAACCAACCTTGGCAGCTTGAGCAATGTTCTGTTGAATCGCAATACCGGCTGCTGCGATCGCATAGGCTTTATCTGCAGCAAACATGATCTTGTAGGCCTTGGATTGCTCACCGAACATAGAACCAAACATCGATGTTACTGAACCAATCATTTGCCCACCGAGAGCAATTTGAGCATTCAATCTATCTTGTTGGTACTTATCTTCAATCTCTTGGGCATTTTGAGCATATTCATCATAGATGATATTGCGTTGCTCAAGAGCGGCTTGCATGATCGCTGTTTTCTGATCCTCAAAATCTTGCTGTGTTAAAAGACCGGCCTGGAGTTTGGAGTTGATATCCTCAATACCGCTCTGCTCGCTATAGTCCACCGCTGCTGACTTGCTATCAAACAGATCCTGAGCTGCACCAAGGCGGCTAAACCGGTCTTGATCCTGTCTATAGAAATCACCATAGCCATTCATATCAGCCTGGATACTCCCCCAGTTCTGAACAGCACCGGTAATCTTGTCATGCACCTCCTTTTCCTGATTGGCTTTGGAGAACGTAATCAGTTTTTGGCGCTCTTCAATACTCAGCTTGGTATTTTTTAAAATTTCCTCCCGTTCTAATCGATATCGTTCCTGCATAGCTTCTGTTTCAGATAATAAGGATAGCTTCGCCTGGAACAGACGCTGTTCTTGTGCCAGTTGTACCAACCCGAGCTCTTGCTGATATTGTTGCTCCAGCAGTTCAACAGCCTGTTTTTGTTCAGACTTGCTTAACTCAATATCATGAGCGGCATTGAATTTTTTACGGGCAAAGCTTTCTGCAAGCAACTCAGTTTCAGTTTTTTGGAACTCCTTATAGTCATCCAGCTTAGTACGTAAAGCTTGTTGAGCGATCGCAATATCATTGTCTGCACGAGCTTTCAGATCGGCAACAATCTCCGCTTTACGTTCAGGACTAAAGTTGGCTTTATCAACATCCTCTAATTTTTGAGCCAGATCATTGCGTATCTTGGTTTGCTGATCAGCAACTTCATTTTCAAGTTGAATCCGTAAACGTGCCTGCTCTTCAGCCATTTTGGCGTCATCTTGAAGCATTTTTGAGAAATCTTTTGATGAAATATCACCAGCAGAATATCCATTGATGCCTGCCATATAGCCCTGAAAGTCTTTCCAGTATTGATTGTTATATTTACCAATACCTTTACCCTTCTGAACGTTGCCCTCACCGGCATGGTAAGCACGTACAGCCTTCTCCAGATCACCCTTAAACAGTTTGAGAAGGTAGGACATGTACTTACCTGCACCCTCCGCAGACTGAGCCAGATCTGTTCGATCTTTGACACCGTATTGCTTGGCAGTACCGGATAAGAACTGGAAACCTCCCGTTGCGCCGGTATCTTTGTTATAGGCTTTTGCATTCCCTCTGGATTCAATCATGTGAATTGCAGAGAGTGTTCCTGCAGGCAGTCTGTATTTAGACTCAATGTTGGAAAAACCAAATTTTGATGCATTGGCCTGAACCTTGGCATTTACAGATAGAATTTTCTGTTGTTTAGACAACTCATCTGTTGTTTCCTTTAATGCCTTATTTTTAGCCTCTATAACCTGGTTATTTTTCTCCTCAATGGCTTGAACTCTCAACGCTGCCTGATACATCTCAGTAGTAATCTGCACACCATTTTTTCGCGCCCAGTTTGCCAAATCTAATAATGCCTTTACTTGTGCTGGAGTATAGTTCTTGGCAAGCAGTCTCTGTGATAGTTGGGCATCAAAATCACGATCAAATAATGAATCGGCATATTTCTTTTGGGCCTCTTTTGCAGCCAAAGCAGCCTTTTCATTTTCAGTTAATGACTTGGTATTTTTATCAAGTCCGACAATCGCATTCTCAGCTTTATTGCCCGCAAGGGTTACCTCAATCCCAAACAAACTATAGGTTTTTTTGGTCTTGTTGGCAGTTTCAGCGGCCACATCATAGGCGCTTACTTGTTTGAGCAATGCATCCCTGAGATCTGAAGGGATTCTCTGATCCTTCAGTTGCTCTATCGCTTCAGTATATGAAATGGTACCAAGGCGGGCCTTATTTGAAATATCGGTAACTTTTACATTACCAACTGCATAGTTTTGAATGGCAATTAAAGCTGATGCGACCGCCTGCTCTTGTTGCTTCAGCTTCTTGTTCTGATCATCCAGCGTTGCAGCTAGATCAGCAAGCTTTTCTTTACGTTGCTCTTCACTCAGTGCCTTGATTTCATCTTTGGTTAACTTTGCAGCCTCAGCTTGCTCTTTTAACTTTGCCGTTGCCTCCTCTGCCTTACCATTGAAATAAGAGTAAGCGGCAGTCAAACCGGCCACGCCCAAGGTAATTGCACCTATTGGTCCACCAATTAAGGCAAACGCTCCACTAGCCAATCTTCCTACATTGATAGAAGCAGCTGCAAGACGTCCTTGCGCTGCTGTTTGTGCATTCGTAGCGGCCGTGACCGCTGCTTGAGCCTGTGCATAACGAGCTGCCGCTGCCGTAGCGCCGTATTTAGCCTGTGCTTCAGCATTGGTCGCCTGAACATTGGCAAGATGTGCTTTAGCCGCATTAAGTGTTGCTGTTGCTTCTGCAACCTCAGCCTGAGCATTTGCAACAGATGCCTGACGACTGCGGATGGTTGAGATAATCCCGGTATCGGTGGCAACAGTTTTAGCAATAATTGTCTTTGTTAAATAAGCAAGACCACCTGCCGCTGCTGCACTCATCACAATATCAATATTATCAGCTAATAAGCCTAAGCTTGCAGCTGCAGTATTGGTTGCACCCGTACTCTGATTGATTTCACCAAGCAATTTGGTCACGGCATTTGACAATGTAGTCAGGCCATCTGCCAGACTATTCTCCATTGCATCCGCTAATTCCTGATTCGAGTCTCTGGTGGCTTTTAATGTCTTGATCAGATCTTCTAAAGAGATTTTACCGGTTGCACCCAGCTCACGAATTTGTACCTCAGTCTTACCTGTGGTTTTGGCCATATCTGCAATAATGTTATCGGCAGCGGTAACAATCGAGATCCAGGCATCAGCATCAATTTTGCCTTTGGCCATAGATTTAGAAAATGCATCAATTGCTGATTGCGCCTGGTCAGCACGTGCTGCATTTGCCGTAAATGAAAAGGAAAGTGAGTCAGACACATCCAAGGTATCATTGGTGGCGTAACCTAAGGCTTTCATCCCACCAGCCAAGCCTAAATAAACCTCTTGCGCTTCACCTAAGGCACGGTAAGTGCTTTTTGTAGACGCATATAGACGCTCCTGAACAAGATCAAACTCAGCAGCACTATCTGTTGCATTACGAATACGTGCGGCCATCTGAGTTGCACCATCAGCTCTGGCAATTGCTTCATTTACAGTAACCAGACCCACCATAAAACCGGCCAAGGCTTTAATCGATGCCCCATAAGAATGAATCGACTTTTCCTGTTTATCCAGCTCTTGCGATGTTTTTTTAATTTCCTGTGAAAACTTTTGGTTCTGCTGAGTTGCCTGCTTGGTAACTGCAACCGTTTTTTGCACGGATGAGTTGGCATTGTTTACCGTGGTATTGAAGTTCTGGACAATGTTATTGGTCACAGAAAACTGTTTACCCATGTCCTTTGTAGATTGTGATGCTGAATCGCCACGCTCAGTAATTCTAGACATTTCATCAGCCAAGGCTTTGGCATTGCGTTCAGCATTCTGTGAGTCAATTACGATGACTAAGCGGGATTCTTGCGTCATGTTTACTTTCCTTCAGGCAATAAAAAACCGCCTAAAGGCGGTCATATGTTGGATATAAAAAAAACCACTCATTGAGTGGGTTATAAAGTTGAATATCTTTATCTTTAAGTTAATGATAAAAAAGAATTATGTGGTACTTTCTTGTATCAGTAATTATAATTTTGAAACATCTGCACTTGCTTTACTATTGGGATAATAGCTTACGCTAACCTGAGCAAATGAAATACTTGCTATTGCAACTCTGCTCAACTCAATAGTAGTACTATTGGTTTTCCAAGTTACAGTCTTCTCATCGCTAAACTGGGGTTTTCCATATTTTTGATGAAGCAGCTTGCTTAATGAAGCAAACTGCAAATTAATAATTCCAGCATTCTTTTTTTCATTGCTAGTAATTATTGTCTCTACAAGTCGATCTGAAGTATCAAAAATAAAATTAACTGTATATTTGCTCTTATCAATCTCCAAGTCTTCTATCTGCACCTTACTGAAACCAGAATCATATTTCTTTGGTTCAATTAACTGAGCTTTGCCTTTCTCAACCTTAACAACTTGTTCTGGATTCATTTCCCACTGAGTATTGCTGTAACCTAATCCTTTAGCGAAAGTTATTACAGGAAATAAAAGAAAAATAAATGCTGTAATGATCTTTTTCATATTAGTCTACCTTGTTAAAGTTTTTGATCACTTTATATTTAATATTTTGGTTTGTTGCTTCAATAATTTCCAATAATGCACCTTTATAGCCAATTTCTTTTGATTGACTTAGATCATATTCAACATCATTATTAAATGCAGGCCTAGCAGTGTTGCTTGAAAACTCACGATATCCAACATTAATTTTACTACCAACCTTTCCACTATAAATAAGAGTTTGCTGGAATGAATTGTCTGCTGCTATACCAATAGTTGATAATTTAGCCTCATGCTTTTCTGTGCAGGCTTTAGCATTAAAAACAGTAATAACGCATATTTCATTTTTAGAGTCCAGCATAACCGCTTTAAATGGATCAACAATAAAATTTTTCTGAACATTCCCTCCATTTGGCATCATATTTACTGCTTGGAAATAATGACCTTTTTTATCATCACCAGTTTTTAAGTAATATCCAGAATTAAAAGTGTATCCACTATGTTTCACGGTTTTTGGAATATACAGTGCTTCTCTTTCAATAAAAGTTCCCTGCTCCAACATTTTGTCACCAACAAATGCGTGATTAATAGAACCAATTGGAGGTTTGCTAATGTTTTGAGGTGTTGCTTGATAATTATATTTTGGAGTAGCACACCCCACCAATCCAGACACCAGCCCAATTAATAAAATCTTTTTCATAAAAACACCCTCTTAAAATCAAAACACAATTTAACAAAAGGTTAAAATAAAGTCATTAAAAAACCCACATTGAGTGGGTTATCTATTTTAAGTCATCTATAGAAATGAGAAAAATATTAATTATCTCAAATCTACCAAGAACCCCATGTTTCACCATAGTGTTTTTTGCGTCTCTCGTCAGCTTCTTCTCTTGTCTCATTCATAGATTCATCTAACTGCTCTCCCTCCTCTTTATTCAAATGAACATAGTGATCTTCGACAATTAACCAATTCAGACTCCCTACACCATTGTCCACAATATCTAGATGATTATTACCTTGATAAACGAAAACATTTTTATTAAAAAATGCCAATCTTTTAAACAATGAGGAATCGTAAAGTCTTTGTAATGAAATCTCGATATCCGCTTTTAATGAAGTTAAATCTTGAGTGTAATCAAGGTCGAAAGCTTTCAAGAACTTGCCATACACCAAGCGTTTCATTCCATTCTCAAGCTTAATTATTTTTATGTCTAATTCTGCTGGATCAACACGGCTCTCCACAACTTTTAATCCATTATCCATAAGTTCAATCATGGCTGTATTTAGAGAGATATCTTTACTCTCTGCATACAAAACTATGTCCTCGTATTGATCTTGAGGAATACGAACTTGGGTACGCTTCCATTCATCTTGATTCTGAGTTCTTATCTTATCAGTCACAGCACCAATCTCATTAAATACATATTGACATAAGATTAATGTCACACTAGATTATTGTCAATGACATAATTTTAATGTCGTTACTACAGTCTAATAAAAAGCCTCGCTGCCCGTGGAAAGAAAACGAGGCTCTTGTCTAAACCAATGGAGATTTAAGACATGGCTAGTTTAGCACAAATCAATGATACGCAAGTATCAATCATTAATTTCAAATCTGTACCAGTTTTGACAACTGAACAATTGTCAAAATTCTACGATACCGAACCTGTCCGTATTCGACAAAATCATCATGAAAATAAAGGCCGCTTTGTTGAAGGAAAGCATTTCTTCAAGATTACTGGTCAAGAACTTAAAGATTTTGTGAGTAGTTTAAAACTACTCACAAATTTCCCTGTAATTTCAAACAAAACCCGTTCCCTCATCCTCTGGACAGAACGCGGTGCTGCACGACACGCAAAGATGTTGGATACAGACCAAGCATGGGAAGTATTTGAACAACTTGAAGATTGCTATTTTGTCCGCAAGGAAATTTTAGCCAAAACCCACAAATCAGAGCGTGAACCTTTAACAAACGCCGTTAATATGCTGGTAGCTAAAACCAAGCATCTCAACTACAGCGATGCATATAAGCTCGTACATCAGCGTTTTAATGTAGAGCATATCGAAGACATCCCTTTTGACTCAATTCCGGTAGCCGTGGAGTATGTTCATCACCTAATTGCGCTTTACAGCAATGCCCCAAACCACTTCCCATCACAGCCCCCAGATCTGGATTCTCGCGCCAAAAACGTAGCAATTCACATGTACTGGGTATCTGCATGGTGGCGTTGTTTTGGTGATTCAATCAGAATGTTAAACCCTAAAATGGCTGGACATATTCACGATAATTTCGCAGACGGCGCTTTTAGTGCAGGTCTGATTTTAGGATGTGACTACAGCCAAGAGCTTAATGCACATATTTTGAAAGAACTACCATATGATCTAAGCGAAAGCGGACGTATTGATCATTTTCGCCGTCTCCAATTCTAATAAATAGCAAAGCCCTTCGGGGCTTTTCTTTTGAAATAAAAAACCACCCGAAGGTAGTTTAGTTTTAGTGGTATAAATTCTATTCCTCAGTATTCTGATCTTTATTTTGTTTATCTTCGGTTTTTTTGTCTTCTTTACTTCCTTTGTAAAGCCATACTGCTGCGATGGTGTACAGACCTAATATTGTTGCAGTTGTAGTTGTGATTAACGCAATGAATGCTTGATTGGTTAATTCGAATTTGGGGCTTGAAATATAGAAAGGAAGTTTCTGCAACCACTCATCTTTAATGTAAATATTCACAAGGCCATTGCCTTTAAACCCCTGCAAGTAACTTACAACAGAAATTAAGCCTAACCAATATATTGTGATCTTAGATAAAAATCGTAGATGCTCTTTACGTAGCGCATGTTCTTCCCTTTCATGCTCCATTCGCATTTCAGCAATTTTTACACCAATTTGCTCTAATGACTTAGCTTCATCATTAAGCTGTTGAGCCATCAGCGCATTTTGGGATGCCTCATTAGTAGCTATATCTTCTAAAGGGTTAGTAGGGAGGTCAGTACCTTCCTCCCTTAGTTGACTGATTGCGTCAGTATTAGCAGAAAGCCTATTATGAAGCGGACGTCGTTTCATTGAAATATTTCTTATACAGATCTTTATAGTGCTGTTGGATCAATGAATCAGGAATTTTCTCAGCCCAACCATTTTCATTATATACAGCCGACCACGGAGTATTTGGCATGTGTGTAATTTGAGAGAGCTTAGCGGCTGTTGAATCCCCATAGACCTCTAAAGTAAACTTAAGAGTATCAATCTCATTTTCTGTAAACTCATCATCTTCACCATAAGTTAAAGATGGGACTGTCACCTTGGAAGATCCAAATATTTTAATGACAGAATATAGATCTGGAATTACTGGGCCATATTTCCAAGCCTGAATTTCACTATTAATCAATGGTTGATCGTAAGCACCCAACATCCACCCATGAGCAATGTAAACCAGTTTTAGCAATTGCATCTGAGTGAATTCTAGACCTTTCTCTCTACCTAATAATAGAATTTTATTTGCAACTTGAAGTGCAGTATGTGCCATGCTGTACCTCCTTAAAAATTTATGCAGAAAAACAGTCCACACGAAAAAGTGACTATGTGCGAACTAAAACGCACATAATCGACTATAGGCGCATATAGTAGCACCTACATATTATTAATATAGTATCTTTTTATGATATTTAAATGATACGAACAAAGAGTCGCAAACGACAAATTGGGACGCAAATGTTTATTCTACCGTCCCACTCAACTCATCACTTCTTCCTTTTGTCAGCCTCTACCTTCACCTTTTTATAGGCCTCTTCCAGAAACAGATCATCCAGCGCAAAGATGCAGTCATTAAAGATATGTGGACCAACAGGCAGATCATTATGCTCGGCATAAACATTTATAGCCTGCTGGTCTATTGATAACGGCATACCCTGCTCATATCGTCTGGATCTGCAAATCGTGCTGAAGGCCAGCAGAATTGATTCAGCTGCATAGGATGATTCTGGTGGCTCAGGAATATGTCCACCTAAGAACTTGATTTGTTCGATTTCGTGCGGCGATTTCGACGCATAGGTTTTTTGGTACTTGTAGAGCTCAATGACTTTCCCAGAATAACTGCCTTGTCCTTATCCGCATTTTCTTGAATCTTCTGAGCTTCAGTTTTAACGAATAACCAGATCGCCACACCAATGTCACCAAGATTAAAGAGCTTGGATGCGTTCTCGGCTGTATAAGGCATATCAGTCTCAACCGTTTTACCGTTCACTACCTCAGCGAAGAATACGCCCTTCCAGTCTTCAATCAGATGCGCAGCACAGGCATCCATCAATAACTCATGATAAAGCTTGTCAGCTGGATCTATGGCCATAACGTCATAACCTTTGGATGTAATCTGATTCCCTGCCCGTTCGATTGCCACCTGAAACGGTTTATAAGCAACTCCACGGATCTTGAATTCGGCCTGAACCTCACCTTTATCATTCTTAAACTGGCACCATTTAGATACCTCTGAACTTTGTACAATACCGACTTTTAACGCCATAACGACCTCTAAAATTTAAGCAATCAAAAAGCCCATGGCATTGCATAGGCTTGGTTTTTAAGTTAGATGAATACTTGTGTTATATACGCACTTATTACAACAACGCACGCACAATGGTTGGGCTGGTACGCACTTGGGCAAAGTTGATGTCTACTGTGATGATGTCATCACCACCGCCGTCAGGATGATTAGCTTCCATCACTTCCAGCTGCGGAAAGTTCAGTGAGTATTTGCTATTTTTGTTATCGGTGATATCAAAGCCCAGCGTGAATACATCACGAGTTTTGATCGCATCAATCCAGGTAGCTGATGTCGCCGAGAACATGAAATTACCGTTTACACCGATATCCATCATCTTTTCTAAGTAAAACTCTGGTGTGTATTTGCCAGATCCAATACAGCGGATCGCCTCCAGGTTGTTATTAAAGTTAATAGTGAGTGACTGCAGACAAGCTTTGCCCTGAATCGACTGGCCATTAATCAGTAATTTTTCAACGTTTGGCATACTGACCACTGGACGGCTTGAAGCTGGCACTGGATTGGTCACTGGATTCACTTGCTGACGGGTAAAGGAACTACCGACCAGACCAAAGTTACCTGTGATCTTTCCTGTGGTCTGTATAGTGATTTCACCGGTATTGACCTGTACACCACGATAGATAAACACCTGGCCAACATCTTCATAAACTTTAACCAAGGTCAGCGATTTACGTACACCGCCACCAAAGCTTAAGGAATTGGCCGCCCAGTTATTAAAGGCAAGCACACTCAGGAATAAATCAAAAGTGCCAAGTGATAATTCAAATTCCAGCTGGCCAGTGACTTCCGCTTCAGTAACAGATGCACCCTGACGGAAACGTGAATCAACCACCTCATTGCTTTGTTCGGTAGATACGTTTTCTGATAACCCATCGGTTACACGGCGAACGGTGTACCAGACCGGATTTGCTGGAGTGGTACCGAGCACTGCCTCTTCACAAGCATATAGTCGGATTTTTGCGCCTGAACTCATTTATTGTTCTCCAAATTTTAGGCATTAAAAAACCCGCTTTCGCGGGCTATTAAAGTGATTCGTTTGATGGTTCGTCCTGGATCTCTGGTGGCTCTACACCGTCCATGGCAGCTGCCACGGCCTGAGCCAGATTGGTTGGTTGGAACTCCAATGGGGTTTCATTAATAAGTTGTTCTGGAAGTGGCTCTTCATGTAAGCGGACATCAATCCAACGCCCTGCAGGAATATCAAGTGGATTGTCCAGGTCAGCCACGACTGCAGCTATATCAAAGTCAAACTTGCGTTTGTAGGTTTTAATTGAGATGTCACCGTTCTCTAATGTTTCATAGAGTACTGCGACGACTGTATTACCATTGGCATCTTTTGGAATTTCGATATACCAACCTTCTTGGGCAAATCCTAAAGAGCCTTTAAGGAGATAGTCACCAGTACCTAACTTTTCAAATTCAATTGGCTGCTGCTTTGCTTCTTCATTCAGTTCAATTCCATTAGCAAAAAGCTTAACAATCGGAGAAGCGGCTTTAATAAATCCATTTGAATCAGCTGCTGAGTTACCAGTTGTCCAGAACTCCCTCCAACCAGTATAAGTATTGTTTGTACCTGCCACCCTAAAAGCAACACGTGAAAGCGTATAATTATATGCCGTTTGCAACTTCCCAACATTCGGCTGATAGGTTGAGATAGTTTCAATGTAATATAGCCCAGACCCAATAGAAGGTCGATTATCAACCCCTTGAGCGACTCCAGACATCAATACCTTGGTACCTACAGGTAAATCATCGAGATTAGTATAAGTTGGTGTACCCGTCCCAGACCAATAATAATCTACGGCAGTTGAAAAGGCGCATCCAAAAACATTTTGTACTTCTACAACATTTCCATTACTCGTCCCAGTATTCTTTGTCGCAGCCGTTCCCACACCTTGGACTTGAGAAATATCTGGTGTCAGATTTGGAATGCCTGAAGCAAACGGCAACATAAACTGCTGCTTACCTTGTGCAGCATTATAAGGATATGGTCGATGTTCCCAATTAAATTTAAAGACAAGATTAGCCATTATGCAGTCACTCCATCAATGACCTGAAACGTCAATGTTTCAGAATGTTGAGTTACACCGCCGACTACAGCTTTGAGATCCATCTGGACCAGTCCCAATGGCCATGCTGCGGTACTGGTACCAGACTTCACATTCAACCAGCCTTTTTGATTCGTCTGGTTTAATGCAGCACAGGTTAAAGTGGCAACGGCAGCACCGTCACTCAAAGCTTTGACCTGAGATGTAAAAACATATCCAGTTAGGTTAATCGCACGGCGTACATCATCCGCTGGAAATTGCAGATTCTCGTCCATATCGACAAGTTGCAGATTCAGGTTAAAGGTGTCACCGCGCTTAAAAACAAAATTGCTCATAAGTGATTCCTATAGACATAAAAAAACCACCGATGAGGTGGTAAGTGTTAAAAAAATATTCAAATTGATTTAATTGATTTTATAGCCGATCGTTACGTTGTACTGGATGAAATCGCTATCCATGCCTACATTGAGGGCTTGCCCCTGCAGACATTCCAGATGCTCAATACTGAAATACTCGAAATGAGCCAGTAATGCATCACTGAGTTCAGTAATCGCTTTCTCTCCAGCATGCAGCCGGTCAAAGCATTGGATCATAATGTTGCCGGTTCGCCGTGTGCATGGCTTGTCGGCTATACCTGAAATAAAGCTTGATCCACCAGCAATCGTTAAACGACACCACAGGCCAATTTTAGGCACTTTAAATTCTGGTGCATTCGGATACTGGATCCGGGCTTGTTCGATGCCAGTGAAGCCCTGCATGCGTGCAATGACGGCTTGTCTTGCCTGCTCTAATGTCATTGCCATTTAGCCACCGTACTTTTGGGTAATAAAGTTAAATGTCGTGCTAAAGATGCCCTGAGGTGCCTGATCTGACCAGCCATTTTCCAGACGTTCAGCATAAGGCAGATTGTTCTGGATATAGACCAGATTACCCAGCTTGATTTTAACCGCCTGTACTGCAGCATCCTGATTGGCATTTACCTCAGGTCCACGGACACCCATATCAGCAGATCCAATAGAGACAATGTGAGAAGCACGATATGCGCCGGTATCGACTGGACTCGAAGCAACCAAGGATTGAACTGAATCCATCACAATATTTTTTACATGTGTTTCTGAATCGCTGACTATCTGCACGGCGAATTCAGTTGGTTTTTTACCCTTCCACCCCATCCTTCACCTCACTAGCTTCGTGCATTTCAAAAAGATCCTGAGCGATCGCTTGAATTGAATAAGCTTCAAATTCAGTGCTCGGCTCACGCTCACCCATCAATACTCGAACTTGCTGCCAAAGGTGCACCGCTTCATGTAAAAGCAGCCCATACACTTCGATAAGATCACGATCTGAAGTATCACCAAGTTGAACAACTGCATAAGTCCCTGCCTGATAATAATCAACTTGAGCTGCAGCACCTTCCATCGAGAGGAACTGATCAGCTTCTTGCATGTCATCAAATAACAGATCCATGTGAAGTTGATTGCGGGCCAACGTGTATTGCATGTGCTGAAAGGGAGATTCGCGCCACATCGGTACATAGTTAGTGTTTACCATGGATCCTCGCTAACTTGGCAAAGGCGTTTCATAATGCTCACGCCCATCAAATGAGTAATGAATAAAAATGCCATCCTTATAATCGGGATGGCATTCGCAATGAAAAAATGTGTGTGGTTTCAGATCATCATCAGGTACCACCTGCACACTGTCGTGAAATTTATATACGGTCCAGCTCACTACACCTTCCTCAACTGACATTTCCAGATTGTTTCTGCCGGATCCTGCTGAATATGCATGACTCGGAATACGCCAAGGGGGGTAAACCACTCATCATCAATTTGCGGTGTCATGGTTACTTCATTCTGCAGAACAACCGCCTTTTTATCGGTGGCCAAGACTCCTAACGTCTGGATCTCGTATTGATTGTATGAACCAAACAGCACACCACGGCCAGAATAGATCTCTTTAACCCCCTTATGTGTTTCGGTCAGAGGATCCCAATCTTTTTTGATGATCCGCTCACACGAAAAGGATTGAACGGCATCTGCCAGATCTTCATTAAATGCCTCGGCAATGTCTGCTTGCAGTTCAGCACGTAAGCCCATTAGATCCTCCGGATAAAGAATACTGAAGAACGTTTGGTGAATGGCTTGATCAGATCCAGAATGTATTGCTCAGTGGCATTCAGCTTTACTGATCCATCCTGATATTCCTTTTCCGATTCAACCGAATCAGCCTTAACCTTTTTACGTTTTAAGGACTGTTCTTGCCCTTGGTAAAGCTCACCCTTCAGGATGCCCTTAATGATCTCGTATGAGGCTGTTTTTAGTGCCTTAGGCACTTGTGTCACATCATCATAGGGTTTTACGTTACGGGCGATCAGATAGGCTTCGGCTTTTTGCAAATAATCAGCCTTATCACTGGCAGATAAAGCCTCAAAGCCTTTTACATGTTCAATCGCTTCTTGTTCAGTGATAAAGCTCATGGATTATTCCTTTGGCTCTTGAGGGATAAGTGCCAGCAACTCGTCTTTACGGGTAACGCCGTCAAATGAAATGCCTTTTTCGGCTAATACTGCTTTGATTTCATCTACCTTCAGAGATGAATAATCAACAGGTTTATTCTGTTCCTGGTTATCACCTGCACCCGTTTGTTTCTGATCACCTGAACCGGCTTCCAGCTCGGCAATACGCGCTTTCATTGCTTCAGGATTATTTTTGAATGCAATAAACTCACCTTTTACGCCAGCAAGTTGCTCTTCAAGTTCATTCACTTTTTGTTGTGTCATTTGTCGTTCCCGTGCTCGGTTAAATGATGAAAGTCCCATGTGAGGATCTCCAAAAAAGATTAAGGCGGGATTACCCGCCTTTTCGTTATTTGACCTTGTGTTTAAACGCCACAATACGAATCTGCTTTGGATCGTATACGCGTTCCCAGTTACTTTCTGTTGAAAGGCCTCCATTGTTCGGTGCAACGCCCATTGCGCCAGCCCATTTAATGCCACGAGGATGCAGAACAAAGTGACGACGGTTAATCAGAATGTCTGAACCGGCTAAACTGTCACGGTCTGTTTCAACTCCAACTGGAGCACCAATATCCTGAAAACCAATTGCACCTTGGCCAAACAGGAACGACGTAAATACATCACCGTCAACCGGCATCCCATCATCTACAATAACGCGGCGATCCATAAAGGTTTTATAAAGCACCACACCATCTGCATCACGAACGGTTTCAATCAGACCTTGTTTCGCCAATGCAGCCATTGTCGCTGAGTGCATGGCAATTGCAGTTAATTTATCTACAGCATCACCCAACTTATAAGACGCATCAATAAAGGAAACGCCGTCAATCACCGCTGCAGCGCCCGCACCTGCTGAAATATCGTGGATATTACTGGCCATACTGGCAGAACCGAACACACCTTTAAGAGTATTCACGGTAAAGCCCTGAAATTCACGAGCCCAGTAATCTGCAACAAGATCACCAATAGCACCCAATGGATCATCACCGGACAATGCTTTGGCTAAGTCATTGGCACCCCATGCTTTACCGCGGGCATGTAAAATCGCAATATCCTGGCCCGCTGCAATGTTATTTACGGTTAAGGCCTGACTATCTGACAGAACTTCAGACTCACCATCCAGATCGTTCCAGAATGGGATATTTACGGTAGATCCGCCTTGAGTACCAAATGCAACTTCAACATCCAGCTCACCAACAATACCGGACTGCCATAAAGCAGACTTCTTGGTGGTTTTGTTTAGAACGTACTGTGTGAATAATTCCGGAACGATTACATCAGCAATTTTTGTTTCAGCCATTTGGCCTTCTCCTTAAAGTTTAATACCATGTTTTGCAGCAAGCTCTTTGGCTAACTGCGGATTTTCATTTCGTAATTGAGCTAATTTAGTGAGGTTCACAGACCCATCAGGTTTAGTGATATCGACCTGAGTTTTTGTATTGGTGCTGCCAGGTGAACCCGAACCATTTGCTTTTGGCCAGAAGTAAGGTTTTTGTTCACGCAAGGTTTCAACCCATTCCTTTGGTGATAATGGCGTCTTGCCATCTTTACCAATGACGACGTCACCGTTTGAATCGACTGCGACCGCTTTGCCATCCTCATCTAATACAAATTTAGACTGGGCAAGAAATGCGATATCAACAGTTGCTTCTGGTAGGGCTTCAAGTTCAAGAGCAGCCTGTACAATCTGGCTTTGAACCACGGACTGTTTAAACTTATTGGCATAGGCTTCGGCCTGATCAGCACGTTCTTTTTCAGCATTCAGTAACTTGTCATGTTGTTCACGCATCTTCTCGGTACGCTTCTGAATGACTTCGCCAACCTTGCCTTCAGCAATTAACTTTGCATCTTCATCAAGTTCCAGTTGGGCAAATAACTTTTTAACGGTTTCAGGATCGATACCCTCAAACTGTTTCTGCAGGCGTTGTAATTCGCGTTGTGCAGTCTTAGCGGCATCACGCTCGCTTTGAAGTGCAGTTTTTAGGCCTTTGGGATCTTCGTAACCTTCTAAGTCAAGGCGAAACTTCCCGTTCTCCTCAACATACAAAGCATGATGTTCTTCTTTGATCTGGTCTAGTGAATCCACAATAAATGGCAATGACATGTTCAAACCTCTCGTTTGATTAAGTTGGGCCTTTTCTCAAGGCAATAAAAAAAGCGCCCTTAGGACGCTTGAATTGATAAATATTTAGAACTTTGTTGAGATTTACTGTTGTTGCAATTTCTCCTTAAGCAAATAACCCTCTAACGCCCAAATTTTATTACGGGCATTTTCATACGCAACTTTCTGGCCAATTTCAGCATTAAAGTTTTCAGGGCTTGCACATGCAGACTCACCTGTAACCGTAAAACCATTTTTAAGTATAATTACACAAAATGTCAGTAGGTCTAATTCCTGAGGAGTAATTACCACACGCTCCTCTTCAGGAAGATTGTTAAATTCTGCGGAACCAGTAATTGCTCCAACAAAGCCATCACCTGCGGTAAAGTAGGCAACATGTTTAATAACTGAATCGATATGACTCGGTATTAAGCGAGGTGCATTTAGCCCCTTACTTTGAATTTCATTTTCAATTTGTTGCTCGGTATTTGACATTTCTTTTACTCACAAAAAAAGCACCCTTTTGGGTGCCTTACGATTAATGAAAATAGTTAATCAGATTCTAGCGTTTTGACTGTGACGCTCGTAAACACATAACGATCAGGCCGATCAATTTCAGACACATCAGTAAAATTCAGGTAAATATCATGAATATTGACACCCGTTTCGATTTCAAACTTATTGACCAGTTCTGCAATCTGAACCGTTAGAGCTTTTTCCAGTTCTTCCTTGCGCTTTTTGCATTCGCAGATTGATAATTTAGACATTTTAAATACCTTCCTTACTTTAAATACCTAGCTCTTTAAAAGCTCGTTCATCCAGAAGTCTTAATTGCTCTAATGTATAAAGCTCACCTTCAGGATCGAAGAACTTTTCAAAATCAAACTTTCCCTCTTTGTAGAGCTTGTACCGTTTTGGACCGAGCCATTCCTTTTGAAAGAAATCATCTGTTTTTTTGAAAAATTCTTTAAAGGTGGTGTTTGCGTCTAACTGGCCAATCAGCTGATCACGTTCCTCTTTAGGAATGTCCTTAACTTTGCGCTCATCCATGACAAAAGGTCGTTGACCAGCCAGTTGCCCATCCTTCTCAACAGGAACCAAGGTACTTCGGCAGTTAGGATGTAACGGCGGGACACGTTTTGCAGGATCATCAATTTTCCAGACCGAGCCATCCAGGGAAGCACAAACTTTGGAAGTTCTTCCATCGAGTACGCTGATAAACCTGACATATTGAATATCTAGCTCTTTAAAACTGTTTAAATAGGCCTGATTAGAGACATGAGTACGTATAGTCCTTACCGTACGATCAATATCAATTTTGGTACTGTTTAAAAGCCCGTCTTCATATTGAAGTCTTTTAGTACCACGGATACGTTTAATAATCTGGTGATTGGTCATCCCAGTATTAATGCCGTCACGAATCGCATATTCCACTCTCTGACGGGCAGTTTCTGTGATTTTAGATAAAAGTTCATCAACGAGTGCTCCACCCGCCAAAGGTACCTGTTTCGCTGTTTTATAAAGCGGTTCTCCTTTATGAGCTTTCTTTGTTGAATGGCCAAACAGTTTTGACGTGTAATTCGCTTCATAAACTGCAAATGAAATGGCTGATACGGCGAACGTCTCTGGTATAGCAACATGAATTGACGTAAACCACTGGTTAATGAGATCCCGAACTTCACGTAAATTTGAGGTTGTATACTGACCACCAGCAAGTGCAATCTTCTCGGCATCGCTTAATTCATCAAGCAAACCATTTAATCGGGTCAGCATATCCATCGTTGCATCATTAAAAATACCTAGCAGTTCATTCACTGATCTCGAAGCAGCACGATATAAATATGCCTGATGCTGTGTTAGAACATTAAACAGAATTTTTTCATCATGATTTGCCATAAAACGTTACCTCTATAGTGGCGCACTCTCCTGTTCTACTTCTATACGCTCTAATTCATCTTTATATTCATGTGCTGGTAATTTCCCAGTCACCAGATACTCCCAGTATGTCTGGAATGAATTCTTACCTGCTAGTGCACCTTCGTAAAGTTGTTTAGCAAGATTGATATCATATTGCTGAACAATGAACTCAGGCTTCACCGTAAATGCGTATTTAGACGGATCCAGCTTTAACCACTGAGCAGCATATTTAATGGCCTGCTCGATAGCTTCAGCCGCACACATCACAATGCTGTGCAAGCTGGCATGCTGATCATCCTGACGTGCACGGCGGGCTTCACCAGATTCCTGGCTATTGGTATCAATCACCTTTGCACCAGCTTCAAGTGCTGAGTTCTTCTGGGCATCCATTTCCTTTTTGGTCATATCGATGCCATCCCCTGATATTTCCAAATAACCGCAAGTCGAATCCTTAGGTAAATCCCATACCGCCATGACTCCAGTCACACTAATATCGGTTCCATCATCCAATCCGCTGATCCATGGTTGCGGATGCGCCGTGTGGTGTAATGACTGGTAATAATCTGCACTTAACTGGTAATACTTCAACGCAGCTTTGGCCATGGTTAATAGTGGTACCGATCCGACATGCGGTGAATTGTCTGTGGTACCGCAGAATACAAACGGCGTAAAAGAAAGCTGGTTTCCGCCTAGATCTGGCGTTTTATCTTCAGGTAAAGCCCCATCAAATAACCGAACCGTTAAAGCACCATCCTGCATGGATAAAACACGGTGTACGGTTTTAGTTTCGTGGCCAAACTCATCTTCGCTATTATCAAACTGCTCCTCGAGCACCAACAGCTTTAAATCCTTACGGCCACCAATGCTGTTCTCCTTCCAGTTAATGATTGATAACGCGTCATACATTGCGAAATAGGGTACGCCGTCCCCATCTACATCCACCAGCAAACCACAGCGACCACATTCCAGCAGTTCAACACATACGCGGATAAATAGCTGCTTTAACCCAAAACCATCATTGGTCGCGTTATTGATCAGCCCCTTAAGCAAAGAACTCTCAATCACGATATCTGGCTCAAGTTTGGAGACCAGGCCAATCATGGTCCGTAATGAATCCTGAACCCATAGAGGATACTGAGCTCGGTTCACATATGCCTTATAGATCTCGCCTGTAGTATCACCCTGCTTCTCGGCTTCAATCATGCCTGCAGACTTGGAAAGGTACTTTGTTGTGGCCTGCTTAATCTGCTCTTCGCCAGCAATGGAATCACGCATCATCTGCCAGCTTTTTTGTGCAGCCTTATACTGCGGATGTTTATCAGTAACTGCCATAAAAACACCATAAAAAAAGCACCTGTAAAGGTGCATTGATTAATAAGACATACCGCCGATACGACGCCGTTTAAATACTTTCTGAATGATGATCGGGAAACGCTTCGCCAGTGGGTATCCACCTGCATCACCTACGTGATCCAGACCAGCACTTTTATCAGGCATTCCAAATGAGTCGTAAATCTGCTGCTCTAAAGTCGCGGTGAAATTTGGGCATTTATTGGTATTCACTTTTAGATTTCGCTCACCTTCAGCATTCAGGATCTGGGAATTCACCGCATTGATCCGGTCTTTAATGCCAGGGTTAACGCTGTTTACTTCCACCTTAAATCCATTTTTCTTCAGGATTGCATGGTCTGACTCACTAAAACCTTTTGATGATGTCGCTTGTCCCGAGGCATCAGGAATAACTGTAATGTCATGCTCTGGAAAATGCTCCTTGATTAGATAACACATGGTCGGTGTGTCTCTCACTCCAACCAGCTCATCCAGCGCTCTTGGCTTGCCTTCTCTAATGACATAAACCACAGCAGCCATCTTCAATACGTTAAAGTCCATCCCGATGAGCAAAGGTTCATTCGGTGTAATTTCCTCATCCGTATGGTTGAGCCTACGATCAAAGTCCGGATATACGGCACCACTGGTTAAGTTAACGAATTGCCCTTTCAGATAAGCTGAAATCAACTGGGGCGGATATGATTCATATAACGATGAAATATAGTCATCTGGCAGATTGGCTTCATTGTCATAAGTTGAAGCCTGAATCATTCCATATAATGCCCGTTTAGCTGGTGTTGAATTGGCTTCTTTTACAAATTGCTCATAAGTGAACTTAAAGCCTTCAGGTGTGGTAGCAACATCAATACCATTCAGTAAACCCGCTTGTTTATATCGCATACGTGCAATGATCTTACGCCACGACTGCTGTGCCTTCAGCATCGCCATTACATCGAGCTCATCAATCAGCGCATGGCCAATCTTGAAGCCGACAATGGTTGCCGGCTTTTCCATAGATCGGCATATGATTGTGGTCCGATATTGGCGACCATAATAAATATCCACTTCCTTGTTGGTTTCATAAACCTTGGTTTTAAGTCCCCAGTCGAAAGCAACCTCATCAATTGTGGGAAAGAAGATATCTCGGATCTGAGGATATGTCGGTGCAAAGTAACCTAAAGGAACCTTAGGAAACTCCCAGGCTTTATTACATAAGCTTGAGCAGCCAACCCAGGTCTTCCCCGATCCAAACCCAGCGACAAAAGCCCGGAATTTCTTTTCCATCTGTAAAAAATTAGCCTGAGGTACATTCAGTGTCGGATTGATATTCGGCATCTTTTTTACTCGCATCTACAACCTGGATGGTTACTTTTACTGGTGTTGGATCGTCAGCACCTTCGCCGTCACCATTCCTGATTTTTTCGATCTCAAGCTGTTTCAATTCTAGATCCAGCAAATGCGCTGAATGGCCATGCATTTCATCCTTCACCTGCTTAATGATGTTCTGCTTAACGACCTTGTTCTTGGTTGTGTCATACATCTTTTGCAGTTCATTAATACGAAATGACTTATTGGCCAGAGGAATATCAAAAACATTGTTCCTAAAATCTTCACGTGTCTTTTCGAACAAGGCTTTCAGTTTCTTACTTAGATTTTTCCCAGTTGCTTTTGTTGGATCGTAGAGTGCTACCTGTTGCCGCTCAATCTCAATATTAAATTCTTGCTTTACAGCATCCGCTACCTGTTGAGGTGTTTCCATGCAAGCAAGCGACTGAACTATAAAGATTTTAACAGGCTCTTTAAGTGCAGCCATACCTACCTCTTCGTAAAGCTACGTAAAGCAAAATAAATAAAAAAAATGAGCCAAACGGCTCAACTTATTAAACATGTCCCACAGCACCTGGAGATATTCACATCTGATACAAACGGCGCTTGCTTCGCCACTTCAACAAGTCGCTTCACGTCTTCGCTTGCTCCCCAGCGTTTGACCACGCCGACAAACTCTTCAATATCATGGCCAGCAAGATAATGTTTAGGCAGGCCTGTCATATCGCTATAGATTGGCTCGCCGTCTTCAGGATCTCGCTCGACTCCGATGTGATACAGCTCATGTTCGATCAATGCACAAAAGTCCCGATCCGAAGCTTGTTCGCAAAAACTTGCATCAATGGTAATGAGATATACCGGTACATAACCGAACCAATCCCGCATCTGCTGCTCTTGTCGGGCTTTACGCCATCCGCCTTGGTTAAACATCACCTTTTCACACTGGCCGAGCACCATACGCTTTTTAGCTACACATGCGGATGATGCCCAAGCAAATGCCAGAAACTCTTCGCCGTCGTGGATGAGCTCAGCAATATGATCATGGTCAGGATTGTGTAGCGGTCCACCAATCGTTAGGAAATTATCAATTACCCACTGCATCAGATCTGGCGCCGGTGCCAAGCGGATCGCTTCTTCCTCATCGGCTTTATCCATCAATTCCGTCGGTGGAAATGGTCGAATCTGGCTCATTGAATTTATGCCTCTTTAAACTTTTAAGCCATTGGTCTGCATGGCAAGCTTCAATCTGTGTTGGTCCTGATTCATCAATTCTGTATCGAGTAGATGATTCAATCCTTACAACCGTATAATCCTTCTCCCAAGCCTGATCATATTTATCTTGGCTCCAAGCTTTACTTGCCAATTTACCTTTACGGCCACCCGACCAAGGACCACCAGCAATCTCAATTAAGATCCGGTGTTCAATAAGGTGAAAGTCATAACGCCAGTGCTTTGTTGATTTGAACTGGAATAGTTTTTCGTACTTGATCTCAAAGATCTGTAGAGCACGTTCCATAACTTGAAAGGTATCTAGATAGGCTTGTTTGGCTTTCGGCAGCGGCCTACTTTTAGGCTTGGGTTTCGGTACAAGTTTTCTGGTGAGTATAAAATACTTGTCGATATCCATTCTTTCACCCGTATGTCACGGCGACCTTTCAGCCAACTTAACTTTTCAACTAACAAAAAAAATCGCTCATCTGAGTGAGCGATTTTTTCAGAGAGAATCCATTCACATGAATTCCATTTGAAAAAGTAAATTTATCGAATTTTATTAATAAACAAAAGAAAAGCCATTTTCGTAGATTTTATCTGTTGGAACATAGAAATATCCGTGACACGCTCCTGTTACATCATCCATTGCTCCAAGAGAAAGAATACCACTTGCAATAGTTAGCGCCGTAAATACTGGACCACCACTGTCACTAGGACCACAGGTATTGGTATTAACTTTTACCCAAAAAGAACCAGGAAAGCTTGGATCTCCAATCGAGGTCCCAACAGCCTCTACTTTCCCACAACTATATCCTGTCGCGACGCCGTAGTGACAAACACTATCACCCACTTTTGTAGATGATAAAGTTCTACGCCCTGTTAGGGTGCGCGTGGTATTTGGACCAACATAAAATTTATTTGTGATATTTGCTACAGTACTGTTCCATTGCAAATCATTCGATTGAGAAAATGGCTTTTCTCCAACAAATATGTATTTTGTCCCATTTTGTTTATCTTCAAAATTATTAGGACAATGAGCAGCTGTACTCATGTATTTGGTACCAGCTGAGTTCTTAATACCGAATGCTGTCGTACAATCATAATAGGTTGGAGCTTGAGACTTATCGACTACAAAACTTCCACCATGAGCATCAACTAAAGGCTTAATTGTCCAATTAACAAAATTAACCTCTAAAGGAATATTAGGGTTCTTCCACTCAGATTTAATCTGCTGAATTTTCTTGAAATTCTCTGATGTATTACTACCTTTTACATTTACAACAATACTTCCAGTTTTTTCATCATAACTAGCTGTTTGTACATTAGTAAAATATCGTTTTACTAGCTCTTGAGCCTTCTTAATTTGCCCCTTAGCCGTATCCCTTGTTTCAGAAGCTCCATATTGTACTTCTATAGGAAGATTACTTTTTGCTTTGGCATTGCTAATAGCTACATTCCGCTTTTGGTTAGTGCCATACCCTTTAACTCTTACAACGATCTTATAAGTTGGTGTATTTTCAACGTAAATACCCGCAATACGCCCTTTAAACTCTTTCTCAATTGCTTCTAAAGCAGCATCCCTATTTGCCTCTAAAAAAATAGCTTGATTAGCTTCAGCAGTACTCACACCATGTAATACAGAATAACTACGGATATCTTGCTCAACACCATTATCAGAGGCTGCAAATGCGTAAGAGGATGATATTAATAATGTTAATAATATTTTTTTCATTTTTTACCAACTGTTCTAAAAATAAGTTTCACAATATAAAGATATATTATTTAAATAAAAACCAAGTAAAGCAGTAAGATCAACATCAACACTTCTCTATAAGAACTAACACTTTCTCTCAACCATTGAATATATAAGTAAAAAAAATTGAGATTTCAATTTATAAAAAGCAATCTTAGTAATTGTTATTTTTTGTTCAACTTGTTTTTCTAAACCCATCGTTGTAATTAAAGCGCAAAATTAAAAACCCGCCGAAGCGGATCAATTCATTTTATATAATAGCTATTTCCATCAGAGCTATTAAAAACCCAATCTAAAGTAGGATAAATAATTTCACCTTTAATCAAAATATATTCAATTTTTGCACTTGGGATACGTTTTCTTGAAAGTGTAATTTCAGTATTTTCCTCTAGATAGCATGCCTGTGCTCTTCTTTCGCTACCCTGATAATCAACAACTGTAATGTCTTTTAGCATCAATGTGCTCCATTTTAATCATCCATAGTATGCTTAGAAGCCCATTTATACAAACTATAATTTTATTACTATCATTTTTCTTATCTTGCAGAATTTCTAAATAATTTCCTAATCAAAAATATATATGTGTGCTTTATGTACCCCTACTTGAAATTCACAAGGTATGTTTTCAGTCTTTTAATGATAAGACTCAAGCAGTTATATATAATTGATTTTATTTGTGAAATATTTCATCGAGATAAATATCATCTGTAGCACATATCAACACATATAGATCTTAAAACTACCGTAGTGTAACGGCTTTTAAAGCGTACTATGGGCTCTCCACAGTGAAGTTAAGAAGATAAAAATGTCAGGTTTTAAAAGTTTCTCACAAAATACAACTAACCATGCTAATACGATTAAAGCTCAATCGAATGAGCATACAGAAGTAAATTCCCCTACTGAATCTCAACCTTCACAAGTTCCAGGCCTCGATAAAGATCAGCCAGAAAATAATGAACAGCCAGATCCTAACAACAAATAATTTCTTATTAGCAGCGCTTTAGTGTTATTTAATGTGCTGCTACTATTAAGAATAAATTAGTGCACTGATTTATTTTACTTTTAACTACTATTATCAATTTAATTTGTTTAGTTATTTAAGAAATTACAACCATTCATTCCCTAAAATTGATATGACTAGTCTCTCAGATCTGAGGGGCTTTTTTAATTGTTTTCAGCGCCTTACTCTTCTACCAGCATTTTTCTTTCGAGTACTCTCTATACAAAAACGCCCACCTTTAGATGAGCTATATCCTTTTATATAAATTAAATTACGAAAGATATGAATATTTTTGTGCTAAGTAATTATTCGCCATCCTTGTTGTCTCTGCATAAGGCAATTCAGCACAAAGCCAAAAACGATATGTATTTTCACCAATGATATAGCTTTGCCGATTGTATGTAGACTGTTTACTAGAATCTATCTCGCTTGCTTCAAAGTATGCTCCTTCCCGGTTAGTCACTACTACGCCGTCTAAATCACCACCTATACAGATGTGCATCATACTTATCCTTAAATTTATGATTCACAGCTTAACACATAAAGTAAAAAGCCCCGCTAATAACATGTATGTCAGCGGGGCTTCTTGTGCCGAAATACGCTCGGCCAGTTGACTCGTATTGCGCTGTTACGAGAGGAGTTAAAACAATAGAATTCCAATTTAGATTATTTTTTTAAACTCATTACTTTCAAAGTAACTCTTAAATTCATTAAGAATCTGATGTTCCTTTGATTTTGTTTGTTCCTCAACTTTCTTCACGCCTTCCAGTTCCAGTAATTCCTCTGGATCACTTGATATAGTGAAATCAGCAGGAACATCTTTTACAATTGGGGGTAGATACTCACGCCCTCCTGTAGTAATTTTCTCAATGAAACTGGCGAACCACAATATGAATTCATCTTGCTTCTTATATGATGGTATCAGGCTAACATCTATACTCACCCCTTCTTTATTGACCGGTTTTTTAAACCCTTCATGAAAATCAATAAAATTATATAATAGCTTTAAGTTGGTTCCCTTCACTTCCTTTCTGATGTGTTTTATCAATAAATTTAAATAGTCCAAAGGTTCATCTGTAAATAACTTTTTAGACAAAAGCTCTTTATATATTTTTTCAGCAATTTTTAAATGAATTGGCATTTATCGACCTCTATCTAATAGTTGTTTTTACAATAAATTATGAAAAATATTATTTTTCTGAATGTATATTTTTTTATTAGTCATGTGAAAAATATTACATCTCGTAAAATATAATTTATTCAGGTGATAAAAACAATTAATTAAAGATCAAAAAAACAACTACCTTCGCATTCAACTCCATAAAGAAGATTCAACTTTAACTGTTATAGGAATATTCGTATTTTTATCTAGATAAACAATCCTATTTTCTTTCATCCTTTTTTTTAGCCTCTCCAAGGCCGCATCAATTTTTGCAGTAATTAAAGACTCTTCCTCTTGCTCCGGATCGGGGATGTATTCAATCACTAGTTTCATCCTTTAAAACATGTGTTCCTTAGTAGAATTAAAGCATATACCCAATAGAATCAAGTAGATTAGTGTTCTATTTTTCATAAAAAGCCCGTTATAAATGAGTATAGCGGGCTTTTTACGGTAACCAATACTAATTACTTCGCTTCATTTATACCCACAATAAATTGACTACAATTTGAACCTTCAACTGCATTAGACAATGCTTTTTCAGAGAAGTTAAATTTAGATGCGACTGAAGCATAGTCTTTTTTAAGAGCGCTACCAGTTAAGTTGCCCAATTGCTTAACTTGCTCAGCAGTTAACAACTCATTATCAACAGCCTGATTAACAATGACACAAGCTGTTGTCATAGCATCATAACGTGCAGCAGTTTTTGAGTACCCTAAAGAGCCAATTAGACCACCGATGATCAAACCAAGAATCGAAGATAAAACTATGTACTTTTTATTCATTTTGGTGACCTCAAAGAAAAAGTGTGAAAAAAGATGTAGGAATATAAATCAGCTTTCTACTACCCACAACATATTGTGACACACTTCACACAAAACCATTAGGAATCAGATCGATATAACAAATGGTTTAATTTTTCTCAAAACTTTCAAATTTAAGATGACGATCAACTTGAGATTGAATGATCAAAAAAAGAAAAATTGTAAATGCAAGTACGTATCATCTGATGCTCCTACATAGAAATACTAATATTCCCCAATAAGATAATACTCATTCCCATCTATCAAAACTTTCAAACCAATAACATATTGATTTGATTCAAACAGCTGTTTCCAGTAGAAATTATATACAAGATTCCCCGTCCCATCTTCATAAAAAACACGAGAACTGTAGCCTTCACATTGTTGAATGTACTCTTTTAATCGAAATCTCCGCTTTGATTCAGGATCATAAGCAATAAGCTTAATCCTCATGCGTCTCTCCAGCTCTTACCATTATTTCGTAGGTATTATAGATTATTGTCATCAGAGCTTTGCTTTGTACTCGTTTTTGTAGTGTCTGAGTCAGAAAGCCTTAGAGCATCTTGTGCATTGGCTATTGAATTCTCTGCCTCTTGAACAAGCCGTTCTGTTTTTGTAGTTTCTTCAGAAGCATGAACGGGTCTTGATCTTGTGGCGATCACATATGCGCAGTAAAAAAGAGAAGTTCCAAGAGCGACAACCAGTAATTTTTTTAACATAAGCGAATTATCAAAACATTTCTCTTTTATCATACATTTCTGTGATGCTTTTATCATTAAATTAATGGCAAAAAAATTATTATCTATCTATTCTCAATCAGTTATCCAATTCCATGCAGTAAATGTAATAAATAAAAAAGCCCGCATAAGGCGAGCTTTATATACTTATCGTCACAGATAAATTGTAATACGACCATTCTATAAAAACTATACCCTAGTTAGCAGAATAATGCTAACAATTATTTTTAATTTCTTTGTAAGTCGCATTCTTATATTTTTCTATGGCTTTAGAGGCCTCATCAATTGCAGATTCAATCGCTATTGTCATAAGGTTTTCATAAGGCTTCCAGGTTTGACGGTATGAACTAATAGACATTTGAGTGCGCTTCACTCCTGCATACATCAAACGCCCTTTAGCTGTGTAATTTTCTTCTAACTCTGGATCTAAAGCAAAATCCAATACCATTCGAGCAATTAACCATGCCAGATGAAACATGGCTATTCTCTCAGGTTCTCTTTTCTTATCTCCAATGGCGTTTTTAATTAAAATATTTGCCAAGTGTTGACGAACATATTCATAATCACTTTGTGCCCGCCCTTCAAACACAATTAGAGCTGTAACAGACTTTGCTAATTGAGTTTCCATTGACGCAATAGCACCCAAGCGATCTTGATAGTCCAATGGTTTCTCACCTGTTCCGTGAATAGATGGTTCCTGACTTGGTGAGCTCACAGTTAGGCCGTGAGCCAACCATTCAAATTGTTCAAACTTCGCAGCTGTTGCACTCATCTATTTACACCTCATTCACATCAATATTTAGAACCGTTTTCATCAAATGTTTTTTATTCCTATAGCTGTCTTTTTTTCTTGTTATTGCAGATTTCACATCTTCAACGATGTATTCACCAGTAGCAGTGTAATAGGTGAAATCTGCAAAATAACGTAATGCTGGCTTTGCCCGCTTTTCTCCATCGATCTTTGTTTTTGGTGCCAGTTCAAACTTAGTGTGATGTTCTAGGTTGTAAATTTCTCCACGCTGCTGCATAGCCTTGAGCTCAATGTACCGCTTGTGCTCTTTTTTGCTATCGAAGGTCATACCATCGCATTCGACCTTACTGGCATTGAACTTGTTACGTTTAGTAGCCTTAGGCAGACGAGACAGCTTAAGAATTTCTTCACGGTACTGGGCGAGGCTCATTGAAGTCATAGGCCATCACCTAAATATTTGAATGCGTTTTTAGCCACGATTGGAACTTGTCCATTTCCAATGGCTTTAAGTCTGTCCACCCGATGGGCCACCCCATCAGCCACTCGACCCAATCTGGATTTAATGCCCCAGATGTGTCCGACACACTCATAGAAAGTCCGATTTGTTTGCCATTCTTGATTCTCCGCTGGATCACTGGAGAACCAAGATTTCCCCTGTCCCTGCAATCTGAGGCTTGAGGTGTCGGAAAATTCTTCACTTGACCGGCCAATCCATTTCTTGGATCTGAATTCACCATTCCTCGCTTGTTCCCATCTAGTGCCTTTGGTGTAGCCCACATTTTCACCCGTGACTCTAGACACGGCGCTCTTCGATTCCGCTCCGATCGACAATCCTTCCGTATGGAATCCGATGCTTTGGGTGTAGGCAACAATCCAGAGACGGTCACGTTGATGGGGCGCTCCAAAGTTAGATGCTGAAAAACGTGTCCAGTGCGCGTCATACCCCATTTGGGCAAGGTCACTGATGACTCGGGCAAGTCCTCTGGAAACAAGCATTGGTGAGTTTTCCACCCAGACTTCTCCAGGTCGAACTTCACTGATAATTCGTGCCATTTCTGACCAAAGTCCTGAACGTTCCCCATCGATCCCTGCGCCTTTTCCTGCAGATGAGATGTCCTGACATGGAAATCCGCCAGATATAACATCAACAATTCCCCGCCATGGTCTTCCGTCAAAAGATTTAATGTCAGACCAAATTGGGAAAGCCGGGAGAATTCCATCATTTTGTCGTTGCGCCAAAACTTGTGCGGCGTAGGCATCACGTTCAACTGCGCACACTGTTGTACATCCCATGAGATGCGATCCGAGTATTCCGCCACCAGCGCCTGCGAAAAGAGCCAACTCATTTAAACCACCTTTATTTTTAAATTTCTCACTTAAACTAACTGTCAAAGAATTAAGAGGTCGATTCACGCCACATTCCCCTTATGCTCATTGCTGATGTTGATCAGGTACTCAGCCCACTTCTTGAGATTTGCAGGATCTTTAAGCATTGGCTCCAAACGTTTCGCCAACTGCTCATAGCTTTCGTTGCCTACCGAGTATTTAGCGAAGTCAGGTAAACGAGCTAACTTGCTTGCAAAGAAATATCTCTGTTTGTCGCTCAATCCGTTTGATGCAGTCTGTGGGACTCGAACCTGCGATTCTGGTTTCAACTGTGTGGTAGTTTGTTTCTCGTATTTGAAATATGCCTTCAGCAACCAGTCTGCAAACAAGTAAATTTTGAAATCAGGATTATGGTTACGGTCTGCATTGAAACTCTCAAATGCCTCAAGTTCTCGTTTGAACCATTTCGCCTCAGTAATTTTCTCAACTGGAATTGAATCATTTGCCGAAGCAATCTGATCTTTCAATTTTTTCAAAACCAACCAGCTCTTTTTTTTATTTTGATTAGTTTTTTTTGATAGTGTTTTTTGTGTGTAAAAATTTTTAACTAGCAGCGGTAAAATATTTTTACTAGTGAGGTTAAAATTTTTAACTAGTAAAGATTTTTTACTAGGACACTTGAGGCGGATTTCCCCGCTATTAGGTGTTTCTGGACTGACCTGATTTCGAGAATTTTTAGGGGGGTTAAAATTTTTAACCAGCACGCGTGGATAGCTTGTATTGGTGAAGCTAAATTCTTTGACTAGTAAAAATTTTTTACTAGGGAATTTTATTCTCTCCCCAATATTGTAGTTATCAATCAGCGAATAGACATTCCCATAGATTGAAGGAGGATGCTTCTTTACTAATCCGACTTTGACTAACTCATTGAGGCATTTAACAACGGTAGGCCTACTTTTACCTGAAAGCTCTTCCAATTGGCTTAATGAAAGTGAATCACTATCTTTCCCCCAGCCTCGAGTTTTTCTCACAATCAGTAAATAGATCTTCACAGATGCATCACTGAGTTTATTCATCGCTTCATCAACAAAGGCATTCGTGATTTGAAATGAGTTTGGTACAAACTTGCTCATGACCTGCCTCCATTCTCAGAGTTCTCATACTTGTCTGCATAATCTGGATCGATCCATCGGCACTCGAAGTCATAAACATACAAATTTGCGATTTCACGGGCGCATTCAACACATAAGCAAATGCGTCTATTCATTCGATAGATGGGATAAAAAATTTCTTTGGTATGGCAGAGATCGCAGAAGATTCTTTCATCTACATTGGTTTGATTATTGTGGCTCATGTCATCTCCTTAGGTCGAATATATCCGCCCATAAATTCAACCTTCTTAGCCTTATACAGACTCGTTTCTATCTCTCCCGCCAAATACAACGTAATGCGTCCACAGCGAGCGAGTTGTTGTCTAAACTCTTCACGGGTTATTGCTGCATTTTCTTCGTTGTATCCACGTTTACGGAGATTTGCTTTATTGCGTTCAAGCAATTTATTAAGAATATCCAATGCAGGTTCATACCAAGATTGAATCGCCTGAAGTTGTTTGTAATCTGGAAGTTTTGTATTCATGAAACCTCCGCCAGCACTTGCTCAATATCTGTCAGACGGCGTTTGGCATTCAACTCAGCAATTGAGGCATGGCGCAGTTCAGATTCTGCTGCTGTAACACGTTGGCCATTCACCAAGATGGTGATTCCACTACTCTGGAGTCCACAAATATCCTGCACTGTGAAAAGCTCATCTGAGTCAAAAGTTCTGTTGATAAACTCAAATGGTGTTTTAATTACAACCGTATCCCCCATAATGAAATCACTGTTGTGGGTTGATACTTCGTTTGATATATTTGTCATGTTCTTGATTCCTTCGATTAATGAACACTGCTCAAAGCTCGATCTCGCACATCGGGCTTTTTGCTTATTTGGAATACCGAAAAAAGACTTTTGAATAAATTCATGTATTCGCTTGAATTCATTGTATTCTTTGATTTTTTCTTCGCTTCGCTTAAAGATTGACCCAAATCAACTTCAATCTTTAATTCAATGGCCTCTCTAATCCATTTCGCTCGATTACCATCAGCCAAATCATCAACTATCAGCTTTACATCAACAGGGACCCGGGTGGTCATTGGTTCTAATAGCTTTTCACTCGATTTAAGTTGTGCTGTTGCGTTTTGCATATCTTTTCCTGTTTTGCAAATATCTTCTTTTCACAATGTCGACTGTTGCCCCAACTCTTTTCCTAAGAAAAAAATAAATAGGCCTTCATGGGTTAATTTTTTATTGCTGGCATCAACCATTTTTTGGATCGTATCCATGCTTGGTTTTTTTCGGCCATGAATCAAATGAGATTCCATATATCCATATGAAATGCAGGTTGTTTCACAAAAGCGGATACGTTCGCTCTTTTCTAATCCGCGCCAATATTCATAAAGGGTAACCATACATACACCTACTAGGTAAATTAGATATAAATATACCCAACAGGTAAACAAAATACAACCTATCAGGGTATTTATTTTTTCTACCTTACAGGTAAATTATTCAACTAGAATCAAGCAGGTAGATTTCGTCATGAGTGAATTAAAGACAATTCATGAAATAAGACTTAGTAACACCAAAAAATTAATGAAAGATTTAGGGCTTAGTCGCACAGAATTCGCTGATAAAATTGATATGTCTTACAATCTGCTCAGCCAATATATTGGGAAAAATCCAACAAAAAATATTGGTGATGAAACTGCAGAAAAAATTGAACAGGCTTGCAATAAGCCAAAAGGATTTTTAGATCAAGCTAATGGCTTATCACCAATGACTTCATCGAAAGATGAGGCGTATATAAGCTCTTTGAAATTTCAATCATCCTATGAAAATAAAAATACTGTAAGAATCCCTGTTCATAAGGATGTAAAAGCTGCGTGTGGTAATGGCGTGACCAATTTTTTAGAAGACATTTCTGACTATTTAGAAATAGATCCAAACATTCTTATGTTATTAGGCATTAAATCAAAACCTGAAAATTTGAGAGTAATTTATTCTGCGGAATATAGTATGTGGCCTACTGTTACACCTGATAGCCCATTGTTTGTAGATATATCACCTATTGATACAGCTGCGATTATTAATGGAGATGTGTATGTATTCCTCCATAATGGATACTTACGAATGAAACGAGTTTTTATCAGCTATGGGAATGAAAAAACTGTTCGTTTGCAAAGTGATAATCCTGATAAAAACAAATATCCAGATGAATTTATAACCAAGGAACAATTAAATGAGCTGAGCTTTGTTGGTCGATTGGAGTCTGCTTTGGTTAAACCCTAAGAAATGTAAGGACCCTCAAAGCAATTTTTAATAAACATGGTGAGTTTTTATGTTTTGGTCACCGCTATATTTTAAATATAAAACATAAACTTACAAACAATAAGGTTGTTTTGATCACCACCTAATTTGAGTAAAATTAAGTCTATTTGGAGTGTGAAATGTCGTCAACAAACCAAGGCAATTTGGGGTTATTCTCAATAACAGAATCCAGAAGTAATGATTTGGGTATGGGGGTATTAAGTGATGGAACGCCCTACTTAACCAATCGAGGATTGGCTAAGGTTTGCGGGGTTGATCCATCTGCCACATTGAGATTATTACAAAAATGGGAGGAAGAGAAACACAAACCCCGTGGCCGAAAAATATTAGAGTTATTAAATGCTCAAGGCTACTCGGAATCCAATTTGTACATAGAGGCAAATGGGATACATGGGATGTTTTACGCCATACCTGATGCTGTTTGTATGGCTTTCCTTGAATATTATTCCTTTGAAGCAGGTCAACCCAATGCTGAAATAGCAAAAACAAACTTCCGCCTTTTAGCTAGATCATCCTTTAAACTATATGTCTATGAGCAATGCAATTATAATCAGAATCAAAAAATTGATGATTCTTGGCAGCTATTTCATGAACGTTTATTATTAAATGATGATATACCACATAACTATTTTTCCATATTTAAAGAACTCTCCGCAACAATTGTAAACATGATACGTGAAGGTTGTAAAATTGATGATACAACCGTTCCCGATATTAGTGTTGGCCAAATATGGGCGAGATATTGGACACAGAATAAGTTGGATGAAATATATGGTGAAAGGTTTAAATTTCCGCATACATATCCCGATACTTTTCGTCAATCAGCGGGCGGTCAATATGATGCATGGGTATATCCCATAGATGCTCTAGGTGTCTTTCGTAGATGGTTGCATGAAACATATTTTATGGAAAAGTTTCCTAAATACTTAAACACAAAAATCACAAGTGGAGCCATAGTTGCTCAAGATGCCACCAAACTACTTGATGTGCTACAAAAACCAGCTCTTAATGCTCAAAATAGCAAAGACAAAAATATTTAAAACTGTGAACCCAACACACTCTCTACAATAGTTTATTAAATTTTGGAGTTAAAAGATGGCTATAGCCAAATTACGTGCGTTTGAATTAATCAATTCAGATATTAATAAAAAAAATTCAGATTTAGGTGATAAATTAAGAGCTAAGCTGCAAACATCAGTTGCAGTTCATGATAGACGAATGCTCTTGAATGCAGAAGACCCTCAAAAGGAAGAGGACTTAATATCTGACTTTGCAAGAAATAGCTCTGCTGGGGATCCACTTTTCTGCACTATGCTTAGGGTTGCCTTGGGTAATAATGTACAACATATAGATGGCACATTGTTCTCAAAGCCTAACTTTACTATTGCAGAGTTAAACAACAGCGTAGTTAATGCGGAAGCGATTTATAAGAATCACTACTACTTTGCCGTGAATAATAATTTTCTAATAACAAATATGCCGGGCAACTTAACAATTACTCGCTTGCAAACCTACTTAAATTGGTTGCTTAATGATCTATATGAAGTTAATCCATTGATCGCTGAAGATGCAATGCCAGAGTTAGCAAATATTAAAGACATTGTTGTAAGAGATCCAGTTACAGGAGGGTCTATTTCTACTTCTGGAGGGAAACCAACATTTGGAAAATCATATAATATTGGGAAGGCAGCTTTAGAGTTGGTAAAAGAGGCATTAAGTGATACTAAAAATCTCTCTGACCACCAGTTAGAACAGATGATATCGGCAAAATTAGTGATCGAATTTAAAAAACCAAAAAAAGATGATGATGAGCAAATCAAGAAAGCTTTTGGAGCTCTATTGAAGCCTGTATCCGATTTAGATAATTTTGAATTTATGACTAGAAATAACAAAAGAATTATTAAAGGGAAAAAGTTATTAAGAGTAAAAGAAGTTACAATAGAAACCACAGACACAAACTTGTTTAACGAGGCTCAACTATCCCAAGAGATGAGTAGATTTATTAGAGAGTTGGAAAATGAACGTAAAAAAGCTACTGGTTAATGTTTCACTTTTTTTAGTGATCTCAGTTGCCGTAGCCTCTGCTACCTCAAAAGTTCCTAATACCTCATTTTTAAATACAATTTACACAGTATCAGGAATAATGTTCTCTATTGGCATGGGGGTTTTATGCACCCTTAATCCAGAAAAAGTAAAGAATGAAATTTATTACATCGCAATTAAAGAGAATGTTCTGGCAGTTCGGGACTCTTATTTGATGTATTTTTTCATTCTATCTTTTATATATTTACTATATCAGATCCATCCTGATGCCAATTTTGTTAAAGATTTCTGGAAAGTACATATAAAACTTGACATTGCGTATGCTACATTGTTTTTGAATATTCTAGGAATCTTGTATTTCATCGCTAATTTTATGCAAATACAAAAGTTAGGTTTCGATATTTCAGATCGAGTAAGAGAATCCGATTAAATTATCTCAGCCTATAGTTCTAATTCACCCACCCTACCGGTGGGTTTTCTTTTACTTAAAAACAGAAAATTACCCAGCAAGTATATATATATTTTCGATTATTTTACCCATCAGGTATTTACAATATTTTACCTTATGGGTATATTTGTCTCATGCACAACAAAAAGCCCCGAAACTTTGGACGGCGACGGGGCTTTACAGAAACCTGCGAGATAAGTATGAAACAAAAGCCTATACATAGTCAAACGTCCCAACGTTTGCATCAACACCCTTCTGCTGCTGATTATCAGGTCAGTACGCTTGAAGTCATCAAAACCAATCTTAAAGATGCGATTAAGCTCCTCCCTATTATTTTAGTCGTTTTCCTACTCTGGCTAGTCCTTACTGCTGTCGTTTATGGCACTTTTGGAGGATAAGTCATGACACATTTACATGCAGCTTCCAGCTCAAAAACCAAACCATTTAACGGCTCGTTATCGAACAAAATACAACCGACAGGCTATGACGCACATCGACTTGAAAGCCCTGTAAATACTGGGCATTCAGCATCATATACACAGGGTAAGACCAGTAATATGGAGCCTGTCATGCAAAAGAAACGCTATACCACACCATTCGCAGAATTTATCTGTAAAGACGTGAATGGCTACTACAACGTACGCCTTGGCCCAAAAATTTATCTGGTCAAAGTATCGTTAAATTACACTCCTGGTTTTGATACAGAATTCTTCGGTGGCATTCAGGCTGCTGCTTTTGACTGGCACTCTATCCTCATCAAGGAAACGCCAGATAGCGAGCCTCGCCCGATCAATGAAGAAGAATTATCTGTGTACTGGCTAAAAGGTAATATCAAGAAGCTCGTAAATTACCAACGCGCGATTCAACGCAGTGCCAAAAGCCAAACTCCACGCTATAGCAAAGAACAACGTATTGATTACCGTAACGCGCAGCACAACGGTGCCTAAGGAGATTTAAGATGAATGCAGCAGTCAATCAACAAATGGCATCGGCAACTACACTTGATGCCTTACAACTGATCCAGCTTGAGTTAAAAGCACCGAAGAGCAAATACAACAGCTTCGGTAAATTCCATTACCGTAGCCTTGAAGATATTTTGGAAGGTGTAAAGCCACTCTTGCAAAAATACGGCGCTACCCTTGTGGTGACGGATGAAGTACAAGAGATCGGTCCGGTTGTGGTGATCACGGCCAAAGCAGTCTTTACCGATGCACAAGGCAAACAAACCATGACCACCGCACATGCTGGTGTAGAGATCAATAAAAAGGGAATGGATGTGGCGCAGACTTTTGGCTCATCCAGTTCCTATGCGCGTAAATATGCATTGAATGGTCTTTTCCTGATTGATGATACTCAGGATGCCGATACCGATGCTTTCCATCAACAGACCAATGCACCTGCCCGTAACAACCAACAGAATGCCCCTGCTCAAAACCAGCAGCGCAATCAGAACCCGCCACCAACGCAACAGCAACGTCAGCCACAGCAGCAAAACCAGATGGCTCCGGCCAATGCTACTCAGCAATTGACTCAAGACTTCCAGCAGGCTTTAAACGCGATCCATCATGCGGATAAAGAAGTAGATCTGGGGCCGATCTATAAACAGTTTAAGGGCACCCGCTACGAAGCCCAGATCGTGCAGGCCTGCAAGGCAAAAAAGGACATGGAGGGTTGGAGTGCGTAAAAACCTACATCTTTAAGTATGTGGCCAAGCTTCACAGCAAAGGCAGCTTACGAGGACGTGTAGAGGCTACGACAGCTCTCCAGGCAAAACAACAGGTCCTGCAAGGTAATGAAATGATCAAGGATGTTTCGGTCTCCTTGTTAACCAATCAGAAGGCTGCTCGCACGCAGTCTTTTGAAAAGTTAAATAATTAAAAGTTTTTGCAGGTGGAAGTATGAAGAATTTCATAAATCCTATTAAACCTAAAATTTAAAAAACACACTTCTAAACAATAGAACATTCTTAGCAATGTTCTCCAGAAGCGATCGTATTGTTGACCCATGTGATCGCTTCTGGAGTACATTGCATAACAGGTAGAAGCATGAGCATTATGCAAAAATATATAATTGTTGTTGAATCAGAAAAACCACCAAGAGTGTGTTTGCAGGATGTGATACCACAAGTGGGCAAAGTTTTAGAATTGAAATCTGAGGCGCTCCCTCACCGGGTTGATACCAAGTGGGTAATGGAACGTTATGAAATGGCTCGCACCACAGTAATTGAATTCTTAAAACCATTCAATAAAGGTTCAGGTGGTAAGTATTCCTATGATCCTTTAGAGATTATCCCAGTGTTAGATAACCGCCATAAAATAAAACGCGGTGCAAAGAGAAAAAACTAAGCCCCTATCAAGGGGCTTTTCTTTTATGCTGCATTTAGCATTTTTGCAATCTCTGATGCGCTAGGATTGTAATAAGTATTCACTAAAACATTAATGGTTTTATGACCTGTAATTTTAGCGAGGATCTCTACAGGGATTTTCTGAATATTTACCAAACGTGTAATAGCTTCATGGCGCGTATCATGGAACGTAATGACTCCATTTAAGCCAACCTTAGTTAAATTCCGCTGCCAGATAAGTCTAAATGAATTGCAGTTATGTTTTAACAGCTTCCCTTTCCGACCTTTTAATAGATCCAGCAATTTACGTCCACGTGTTGTTAAGGGCACATCCCGTGCACTTCCATTTTTGGTATCTGGTAAATGCACATAGTCACCATAATCATGGATGTCATGAATACCTAATATCTCACCTCTACGCATAGAGGATTCCATGGCAAACAAAAATGCCCATGCGACCTCTTGAGCTGGTGTAACCGGCTCTTTTTCTTCATTGTAGTTATCTAAACCAGCCAGAATGATTTTTACATGTTCATCAGTGATTCGTTGATTTCGTGGCGGTGGTAGAGATGGCTTCTTGATGACTTGAACGGGGTTATTTTTTAATAAGAATAATTCACTAACAGCATATGTGAATACAGCAGAACATAGACTTAGTTCTCGGCTAACCGTACTTGATTTAACCACCTTTAAACGACGATCTCTGAGGGCAACCATATCTTGTGGAGTAATATCGTAAATTGAAGTATTTGCTAGATGGCCACAATAATAGTTGAAACGTTTAAGATAGTTCTTTATATAGGAGCTGCTTTTTTTATACTTCCCTACATTTTCGTAGTACTGGGTAAATAGTTCGGAAAAAGGGATATCTGGTTGTTCAAGTTTTTTTAATTCTTCTTGGTATTGCAGCTGAAGCTCCATCAGTCGACGTGCAGCCCAATCTGTACACTCTTTAGCGGTGTCTCTTGTAGCTGCGTCACGGAGATGTTTGTATTTTACCTGGATGCGATAAGAATTACCGCGCTTGACTGGCTTTTGCAT